GGCGTATCAGAGGCCTATCAAGACAATTGGCTAGTTAAGTTTGGTGGAGGGCTTGGTTCGTTTGCTTCGTTTTTAGTCCCGGGTGGTGCTTTAGGACTTGCTGGGAGAGCTGCTAATGGAGCAAAAGTATTAGCAGGCATAAGAGCTGGTCAGATTGCGCTTCCTATTGCTCAAGGCGTAGGCCTTGGGGCGCAAGAACAAGTTGATAGGATAGATGCTCTTAGGCGGCAGGGAGTATCAATTGACAGGGACACAGAAGACAAGGCTGTATTGCTGGGTGGAATTGTTGGGGCAAGTGAAGCGTTATCTCCTTTAAGTATTCTTAAAAAGATAAGAGGGTTTAAAGATGAAGAGTCTAAAAAGAAAGCATTTAACAGAGCAAGAAGCGCAATTAGAGAGGGAACGGTAGAAGGAACTCAAGAAGTTGCGGCCTCTCTTCTTCAGGACGCAATAGCAGATAATCTTTATGATGAAAATGTGCAGTATGGCGAGTCAGCTTGGGATGACTTTAGTATTGGTTTTACTACGGCTGCGCTAACTGATGCCTTAACTGGATATGCCTTTAAGGAAAGGAAAAAAATAACAAGAGAAGCTTCGCTTGAAAGGGAGGCTGCTCTTAGAGATCAGACTGAGCAAGAAGTCCAGTTAATATATGACAGGATAGATAACGATAAAGCTGAAAAAGAACGAGACGTTAGAAAAGAGCTGGCAAGAATTCAAAGAGAAGATGAAGAGGCGCAAGCTGCGGCGACCCTTCAGTTGCAAGAAGAGCAAAGCCAAGCACTCGCTGCTGAAGTATCTAAAGGCCCAGCATTGCCTTTGGATAATGACAGCAAAAAGCGTTTAAATTCTGGAAGAGCAAGCCTTGCTGAAGTAATTCCTAGTTATGCTAGGCAGTTGTCAAAGAGCGTGTTGTTTCCTGATGGCGGAACTTATGAAGTTGTTGAGGAAATAGTAGACGGAGTTCCTCAGTACAAAGCAATTCACACTCAAACAGGAAGGCAGTGGGGCGAGGCCGGAACTTATGAGTACGCTACGCATTTAATGTCAAATCTTAATAGAAGAATTATAGAAAATAGTATTAACAATTCTGTAGTAGATTCTATTAACGAGGCTGATCAAGAGTATGATCAACCAACTACAGAAGCGTTGTTTAGAATTGGAAGAATACTAAACAACCCTAAGTCTTTTAAAATAACTTCAGCGGAATTAAATGAGGCCGCTGGAACTGTTGATAGTCCAAACTCACCTTATAACGAAGGGGCTTCGTTAGATGCCCTTCACCGAGCTGAATGGAATGTTGAGCCACTAAGACAGCGTGGCATTAAATATTACAAACCCTTATCCAATCTAACTGCTGCTCAACAAATAAACTTTGAGAGAGCAAAGAAAGGTCTTCCTCCAACCAACGAATTTACTTTTCAAGAAGCTGAAAGCGTTCTCAAAGAAAATATGCCAAAGCTTTTTGACTCTCTTGTGGACGCAAGAATACCAGTAATAGAAGCAGCCACGAGGGTGGAAAGCATTGATTCTGACTTTGCTGAGGTTCCAGCAAGAAGAAAAATAAGAGATGCCTTAACAGAAAAAAATATTGTTTCTGATATAAGCTCGCCTGAGATTAAATACTTGTTTGAGTCCATTACAGGAAAGAAATCTTTAGACGACATGTCTGCTTCTCAGAAACGACATTTGTTCCATTCAATACAAACCCTTCCAAGATTAGACTCCCCATCTAATATTCCTAACTTTAAACCTAAGACGTATGGCAAGAATCAGCTTGCTGTCTCTACTGATTTTGTTATTGAAACAGGAGATGGAACTGTTGAAAACATACAGACATCTATATCAGAAAGCGTTGAGTCAGAGTCTCAAAGAAAGATTATTGCAAAGGAAATACATAAAGATCTTAAAGATAAAGGCGTTATAAACGAAGACAACACTGTCGCTGAAATTAAAGCACTGCCATCACCGCAAGATGTAGTTTCTCCAGAGCAAGATCCTGTTGCCGAGGAAGAAAGAGTAGAGCTTCCTCCTGCATTAAAAAAAGCAATCGAAGAAAAGCTTCAACTAAGTCCTTTCCTAGAAAATAGATTAAATAAATTTACGTCTAACTTGAGAGATGAATTAGATGCTCTTGGTTTAAAAGATGTTGGACTTGATTTGAGCCAAGAGTTGCAAGATGTTGACGTTGACAGGGACGGAAACATTATTCGTCTGGGCAAATATTCTCCTGGAACTACGGGATTTTATAAGCCTTACGCGAACACTATATTTCTTGCTCTTGATAGGGTTCAAGGCAAAGTTAGAAATAAAAATCTTGCTGACATGATTGCTGGAAAAGAAGTTCAGGATTCTAGCGATGCTATATTTGATGAGGTTCGCAATGTTCTTAGTCATGAGATTGTTCATGCCATGCGGAAGATGGATTTGTGGACTGACAAAGAATGGAGTTCATTAGAAAACTTAGCTAGAAAAAAGATGCGTAAAGGCAACATCTCTTATCTTAGAGATGCAGAGATGGCGTATCGAGATAAAGAACTTAGCAAGGTTGCCATAATGGAAGAGGCTGTAGCTAATCTTATCAGGGATGCTAGAAGTAATCCGGGATTAATTACAGGCAAGCCCAGAGCATTGGTAAACAGGATTAAAGAGTTCTTTGAAAGAATGGGTAGTCTTCTCAGAGGCACAGGGTTTCAGTCTTTTGGGGATATAGTGAACGCTCTTGAGTCTGGAGAAATTGGAAGTAGATCTAGGTATGCAGACACCAAAGATGTTGCAGACATAAGAACATTAGAGACTACAGAGAGAAAGCTGGGTGCTGTTCCCGAAAGAGGTATTGGAACAGAGTCTGATGTTAGGTATGACCGAGCAAGGCTTAAGGTCATGGGCGTAATGGCCGACGAAAATCAAATTTCTGAATCCTTAATGCCTCCAAGATTTCACGATAGTCCTATATGGGGGCCAGACTTTGTAAAGTTATTTGAAGAACTAGAGGCAAAGATAGGCGGTGAGCGAGAAGTTGCTGAAACCTTAAACATATCTTATGAAGATTATTTGGATTACAAGCAAGCTCGCACAAGAATTCCTTTAGATATAAGACAGGATATGTTGTATGCAGTAAGCGAGCCAGACTATCCAGATCCTAAAGATGAAGTTTCTGTAGCTCGATTTGCTAAAGAGCAAAAAGAAAAAAGACTAAAAGCTTTAAAAGATATGAAAAAGAAAATTCAAGAATTTTCTAAGGAAAGAATTAATCAAATTAAAAACTTGAAAGAAAGAGAGTTGTATAGAGGTTTTAATAAAGGAGATGTGTTTGAGTTAACCAATCCAAACACAGGAGTTATAACAAGGTATAAGGTTCTTGGCTTGGATGCTCAAGAGGTAAATGCAAACATTGTTAATGAAGAGCTTGATCGAGACTATCCTACTAAAAAAGCCGTTGATAAGCTGTATGAAGATTACCCTTTTCATCTTATAAATAATCCAAACAGACGAATAGCAGAACTTATTCCTTACAAAGGAAATTACATAAGGCCAACAATTCGGGTTGAAGCTGTTTCAAATGACGGCGTGGAATATGTAACAACTTTATATGTATCTGATTCGCTTTTGGAAAGAGCAAAGCATGGGTTGATTAGTTTTGGTGAAAGTGATTTTAAATTTACTCCTAAATTAATAGAAGACGACCCAAGATTTGATGATTTAACAAAGCCTGTAGAGGCCATAGAGGAAGACTATTATGGAAGAGAAGATGATGTTGGAGAGATTCAAGAAAGAAAGGCAGAAGCTGGACAGGAAACACGGCCTACCGATACTGTCAGAGGAAGAGATAGAAGAAGCAGGGCCGAGACTGAGAGACTTTATGAGGAAGCGAAGTCAACAGTAAAAGATCCAGAGTTAAATACTGCTTTGCAAATAATTAGGAATCAATTTCCTGATTACGAACCTAACATTACAGCCAAGACAAACCCTCAAAGACAAGAAGTTATTGCATTTAACTACGACTCTATACAATCTCCGTCAAATCCAAACTATCAAGAAACAGAATTAGAAAGAGACATATTTAATCAGTACAAAGAATTGATGCCTGAAGTGCTAGAAGCTGAAGGGATAACTGATTATAAGTCTTTGGTGGAAAAGTCTTATGAGAGACTAGCCCAAGAGGTTGAGTCTCAATACAAAGCGTTGATTGATTCAGGTGTTGAGATTGAGTGGAACCCTGATGGCTCTGGAGATTACGCAGATTCAACGGAGATGCTTGCGGATGCTTTGTTGAACAATCATTTGTGGGTGTTTCAAGGCGGGGATGTCCATCCTTACCTTGGGGCAGTGGATGAAAACGGCATATCAATTAATGAAAAGTTTAGAGCTGTCCATGATTATTTTGGTCATGCAACATCTGGAGCAACCTTTGGCCCTCAAGGAGAAGAAAGAGCTTGGGCTAATCACTCTCAAACATTTAGTCCTTTAGCAACCATTGCTATGTCCTCTGAAACTAGAGGGCAAAATTCTTGGGTTAATTACAGCGGTCAAAATGAAATGGCTAATGCTTTGTTTAAAGAAGCAGCGGTTAACAGAAAAAGATATAAGCAGACAGGCGATGAAGCTTATTTAAGAAATGCAGAATCGTTAGGCTCAGCAGCAAGAGATCTTTTTAGATATGCTGAGCAAAAAGAAATAGCACTTCCTCCATCAGATATTATAGAAGGCCTTGATAATGTAGAGGATTATCGAGCTGAAGAATCAGGCATAAACAAAACCTTGGATCAAGTAGATGCAGAGGCTGAAGTCAACGAGGCAATTGAAAAGAATCCAGAGGTTTCACTGCAAAGAGTCGTTGATGAGGCTGTAACAAGGCCAATACTTGAAGAGAGGGCGGCTGAAGGGAATCCAGTTCCCCTTGAAATACAATCAAAGACATACTCTTTAGGCGACAAAATACTTTACTACGTTGCTGATAAATTTATTGGCCTAAAGAATATTGAAGAACAAATAAACAGATGGAGAAAAGAAAGAGGGCTTCCTCCAATCGAGTCGCTTAGTTCTGCTTATCAAGGCGAAGAAAGAATTGCTGGCATGGTGGCTAACGAAGTAAGGGCGTTTACCGAAGATTTCCAAAAGCCTTTGGCAGAAAAGATAGGCAATGCTACTGACAAATTAGGCATAGATGCAGACGAGGTAGATGAGTTCTTAATCCTTAGACATGCAATAGAAAGAAACAAAAGGATATATCAGAAAGATAAAGAACAAGATCCAAATCAAAATCCAGGATCAGGGTCTCTTCCGAATGGAGAAATTTTAACAGATAGTTTTGTCAAGCAAAGAATGCGTGATAGATACGGCATGACATGGAATGACAACAGAGGCGAGTGGTCTGGAGGAAACGAAAGGGCAAAGACATTAAATGATATTGCGTCAGATGTAGACAACATAGTTAATACAACTATAGACAGGCAAGTTCAGGGCGATCTTCTGTCTCGTAATGACGCGAAAATAATTAAAAATATATTTAAATACTACACGCCGCTTAGAGGGAAAGAAGCCGAGGACGATATAGCTTCTGTCATAATAGGGGGTGGAGGACTAGGAGTTAAAGGCTCCGACATAATGACGGCAAAAGGCAGGCGTTCAGCGGCTGAAACTCCGCTTGGTCATGTCATGCTTAATGCTCAAAAAGCAATCTCAAGATCCGTCAAGAACAAAGAGTTTGGTCACAGCCTTAAGAGGCTAATAGAAGAAAATCCAGATGATAATTTTTGGAGAGTCATCTCTCCAGATAGTCCTAAGTATTCTAAAGAGTTTGACACTAGTTACACTTATGTAGGTAGCGATCCCGCTATGCAGGGACAAAGAGTGTCTAGTCTTGAGGGCCGCAATGACCCAAACAATTGGGTTAAACAGCTTGTCCTTAGACGCAACAGCGGAATAGCTCAAGACAAAGATCTTCTAGTTACAAAGGTTGATGGGAAGCCAGTTTATATTGAGATAGATGATCCGAGACTCAGGGCTGCTTTCCTTAGTCTTGATGGAAGCACATTACAGGATTGGGTTAATAAGTTTAGTGTTATTAACAGATGGCTTTCTATGGTAAACACATCACTTAACCCTGAGTTTGTTTTAGGAAACTTTGCTAGAGATGTGCAGACTGCTATTGGAAATCTGATGGCAGAACAAGATATGCCGGGAGGCAAAGCTTTTGAGAAGCAGCTTATCGGTAAAGTAATAAAGGGAATACCGTCTGCAATGAATGCCTTTTACAAAGGATACAGGCGTTATGATTTAAAAGATGGAACTTTGCGAGGAGACCTCACTGGAATAACAGCCAAAGACAAAGCTAATGTATCAGAGTATCTTGGTGCTGGGGCAAAGGCTGATTGGTTCCACTCAAGACCGCCAGAAGAACAGAAGGCAACAATCAAATCTATGATTGAAATGTCTCGCGGAACATTCAAAGGAAACTTTCAGAAAAGATTCCAGCAAACAATGGACTTTGTGGAGGACGCTAACGCTACGGTAGAAAATGCAGTAAGACTGTCTACATTTATAGAGGCAAGAGAAGCGTTTTTAGATTCTGGCATGGGAAGAAGAGAAGCCATTGCCAAGGCTGCAAGCTTAGCGAAAAACCTGACTATTAACTTTAATAGAAAAGGAATGGCTGGTGATGTAATAAACGCTACCTACCTGTTCTTTAATGCAAGCGTTCAAGGAACCATGAACTTTGCTAGAGGGTTTAAGTTCTGGAATAAAGATCATTACAGCCCATACAAAACGGGAGCGGCTGGTGGCCTGATAGCGTTTGGCGCATTACTTTCCATGATAGCCGATGAGGAAAGCGAAGAGCTTGAAGATGGACGGCCTGCTTACGATTCAATACCTGACTATGTGAAAGAAAGAAACATAGTAATAATGGCTGACGAACCAGACGAAGGTACGTCAAACATCTTTGTTGATGAAGAAGGCAATGAATACAGAGGAAAGCAAAACTACTACACCATACCTTTGCCCTACGGCTACAATGTTTTCTTTAATATTGGTCAGTCAATGTATGATGTGACCAGCGACAAGAAGAGTGTCCCTGAAGCTGGTTCATATTTAACCAGCGCATTGATAGGATCATTCTTTCCTGTAGGCACAGCAACATCCGATAACGCTGCGGTTTCATTTGTTAAGACTGTATCTCCAACATTTACAGATCCGTTTGTTGACCTAGCTGTCAACGAAAACTTTTGGGGAAGCCCGATAATAAAAGAAGATCTTCCGTTTGCCACAGAAACTGCAAGGTCTGCGAAGGCTATGGCATCAACAAGAAAAGAAATAGTTGACGCTACTCAATGGCTCAACTCATTCTTAGAGGGTGATAGGTATGAGGGTGCGCTGGGAGGCTGGGGCGATATATCCCCAGATGCTTTGCAGTATCTTATGAACTACGCTCTAGGTGCGGCTGGAACCACAGCAGTAAGATCTTATTCTGCCATAGAAAATTGGGCCAAAGGCGAAGACCTAAAGAGTCAAGACATTCCTTTTATCAGAAGAATAAAAGGCGAGACAACTACAATGAATACTCAGAGTAGGTTCTATGATAGAAAGCAAAAGATTCAGCAGAACCTAAAAAGACTTGACCCTCTTAGGGATGAGGAAAGAATTAAGTTTAGGAAAAAAATACAGCCGTATATCACCATGTCTTTTAAGCTAAAAGCTATAGAAAAAGACCTGAAGATACTGGCCGAAGGAGTTGAAAAAGCAAGGCAAGACGCTTACGAAAACCCAGACAAAGCCTTTGAGTATGCAAAAAAAGAACAAGACTTGTACGAGCAAAGAGGTAGGTTATACTCTCAGTTCAACAGACAGTACGATAAAATTGTAGGAAAAGATTAGCGGTAGTTGAATCGATTGCTCGCATGAAAAACTTAACTTCCGACCTATTGAAAGTTAAGCTCGTGGGACAAGACTTCATCGATTCTATTTCTCTATTAACTCTCTTATTGAGAGTAGGAATTTTGACTGACGCTACCGCTCGCCTGACGTTTCCCCCACGATACATCCTTACTTGACCTCATTCTCAATGAGATCCAAAAGCTTTTTAAATTCTACACTTATATCTTCTAGGTTTTCCAACATTCTTTCATGAGTCTCAGATACCTCTTTTATCAAATCAATAAGCTCATCAACAGACTTCTCATCAAGCTCAATTGTTATTTTATTGGTCAAACATCTCTCTCCATTCTTCTATAGACTGAAGATCGGACTGCTCCATAGCGTGTCCGACACCCCTACCTAAGTCAGTTAAAGTTTTATCATTCAATAATCGTTCCGCGCTTGCCAGCCCACCGCACCTGTACTCAGGGAACTCCCCTATCATCAGCATGTAAAAGTCAGATCTGTTTTCGGACTTACCTTTTACCGCCAGCAGCTTTCCGTTTTTATACTTAGTGGCTTTGACATCAATAGTCCAGCCGCTTCTACTCACCATGTCATGAACAGGTATGGAGTCTGTTTGTAAATCTGGGTAAACATTAAGCAGTTTACAAGCAGCAATCTCAGCAGCCATGCCCTCAAGATCTGTCTCCCAATCAGACTGAGGCCCAAGCCTTTTGTTTTCTATATTGTTTCGTCTGGCTTTCCTGTGCCTAGCTTTTGCCAAAAACGTAGCAAGCTTTTGCTCTGCCTCATTAAGTATTGCGTGATCAATATTTATATTCCAAGAATCGTCGCTAGCCATCTTGGTCTTCCGCTTCGTCCAGTATTTTCTTTCTGTACTGGAGTAAAGCCTTACCTCTTAACATGCTGTTTTGAGATGTTCCTTTTTTTCTTTTGCTCCAAATGCTTGAGTCTTTCTTCTTTGTGCTTGGCTGCATGATGATTGAAGGCTCAGACCCAAACAGATCTGGCTTGGTTTGTTTAAACCATACGTTTATATCCCTCATTCTTCTTACGCCACCAGCTTGAATGTCTACGCATTTGAACCCCATAAGATCCCAGAATCTGTTGGCAGCAATATCAGACCCGCATCTTAAGGAAATTCCTCCGATATGATTTATCTTTCCTAGGTCTTCAAGAACTCCAACCAGCCCAGCTCCATACCAATTCCCCCTAAGATCGTACTCTATACAAGCCTGATGTATCTTTAGAGGCCTGTCTAAACTCATGCTTCCGTGATAAAGATATCCAGCGTGTTGTTTGTTGACCAGAGCGAGAAGTATTCTTTCGTTATCAATCTCTCTTTCAAACACAACAGCAGGGTAGAACGCCAGCTCTTCAGCGTTCTTTTTTTGTAGGTGATCTATGTATTTAAGATCCTCCTTCCCAGCATATCTGATATCAAGTTCCATTTATTTCTTTTGGGTAAGATATATTCTGTGTTTAGCAAAGCCTTCTTTCGGAGAAAGATTGTGAAGGTGAGCCTTGCCTTTGAATGTCCTGTGTCCATGAAACTTAAATTGATTCCCGCTAACTCCAGAAGGAACCTGCTCTATCTCTCCTCCGTTCTTTAAGTATTCATCAACCAATCTTTTAAGTTCGTCTTGCTGCTCCTTTTTTTCTGAATTCATTTTGCACTCCAGCTTAGTCATCATTAATCCAAATGTTTGGCCCCCATTGTCCTGTTGTTGAAGCATTAATAGGAGCAGAAAAACCAATTCCAACACCGCTATCTGCGGCTAGTTGCAAGCCTGCACCAGTTGAAGTAATCACTCCAGAAGAGCTTGATCCGTTAAACCCAAACGTGAGAAGTCCGCTCACAGAAGTACCCTTATACTCCTCGTACTTGCTGTTTAATTCTCTTTCCTTATCCAAATCCTCTTTCTTTTCCAAGAACCCATCTATGTCTACCTCATCGATAGGAACTTTTCTTGGATCACCCGCATAACCTGTCTTGTTGTAGATAGGTTTTAATACGCTTATCATCATTGATTCCAACCTGATCAGATCATTCTTATCTTTAGAACATGGTATTACCTTGACGTTGGTAAATTTCTTTTTCCCTTCCTTGAGGTGCTGACCAATCCTTGATAATGGAGTTATCGATTGGCCGACATAGACAACAAAAGGATTGTCAATCAGTAAGTATATTCCAGAAGACAGGTAATCAATATTCATTAGCCATTGGGACAACAAACCCCATCTCACCAGCAACCCTGATCAAGGTGTCAATTAACTCAGCGTACTTTCCTACACTTGATTCACCGCTTCTCTGCAATGGTCTTCGCCTCATACCAAATTTTGTTTTCACTTCTTCGCTCCCAAATGCAGCGCACAACATCTCTTCGTGCATCTCATCTGGGGTCATTCCGCAATGCTTGGCGAACTCACCACACCACTTGCGATAGTATTTCTCTTGCCTTCTAGTTCTTTCTTTCTTCGCACTGCAAAGCTCGACAACAATCCCAAGGTCAGACTTGATGCAAACATCTTTGATCTCCTCTGACCGTCTTGGGAATGCTCCCGATAAAGTATCTATTAGCCGTGAAATAGTTATCACATCTTTTCTATCAACATCAAACCTCATCAATCAAAATCCATGTCATCCTTTGGGCGACCAGCTTTTTTCTTGGTTGAGACTTCTGTGGAAAGGTATTTGTATTCCTGACTTGTTTGTCGTGCAACCCTGTCCCAAGAAGCAATGTCCAGCTTAAGCTCAAAGTCTGGATCTGGATTAGCAACATTCGCTTTGTGCTGTTCGATTAACGCCTTGAGTTGCTGCGAGGTAATCACCACGTTGCCAACCATATCTGGCTGCTTTGAGTTAGGTTGTTTGTTCCTGTTCATCCACAAACCGCCAGTTGATTTCGGGCCTGATTCGTATTTATCGCTCATCGTTCTCGTACCTCGTTAGTAACATTGTAAAAAACTGCACATAAGTTAACTTGAAACCTAGTTCTTCTTCCGCTCTGCGCTTGCTCTCATCTATTCTTTTCTGCATGGACTTTGGGATTCCAATATTGGCCCTTGTAGATTTGAATTTTTTTCGAGATACCTTTATTGCTTCGCGCCTTTCATCATCTGTTTTGTACTTAGGCGGCCTGCCTCTGCCTCGCTTGACAGGCTCATCAGGGAAATGCTTCTTGTACATATCCCTTCTTTTCTTCACGATTTCTTTATTTGTCATTGCTATCCCCTTTGATTGAGTTAGTTAATTCGTCCAGATATTCATTCTTACGCCTAGTGAACTCCTTCTTTACCTTATTAAAAGGCTTAGGAAAGTTTTCCTTCATGAAATGGATTGTTCGCTTATTGTCTTCAGTGTCCCATAGCCTGTGCAGTCCATCCGCATTTTCAGCAAAATGGGTAGCCGTCTCCAAAAACAGATCGGCCCAAACCTCAGCATCCTTCTCTGTCCATCCATCGAAAGCCTTTGATTGAGAAGTCAGCAATGACTGCGCCTCATCCATATTTTCAAGCTTGGCTTTCGGTTCATCCTCATCGTCCCACCCTGGGATATCGTCTATATCAAGAACCTCCTCTTCTTTCTTCTTAGATTTTTTTGCAGGCTTATCCTTGACAGGCTCATCTATTTCATCAACTACAACGTCATCCCATGTGTCCTCTGGCTGAACCTTACCCTCGTAAAGCCTGAACCCAAGACCAAACATCCCGATGCACTTGACTAAGCACCGCATCTTGCTGTCGCTTATGTCCTTTGCGTTTGGATTTTTGATGGCACGATTGCGGTAATCCATAACAGGCAACCACATTCTCTTAGCTAAATTAGATATGACTACTGTGCAATGAACAGTCATTGATCCGTCAGGGTGAATCTCGTCATCACTAAATTCATAATGCCATTGCGGATAACTTTGCATCATCAACTGCACAGCTTGGTTCCAAGGAAGATAGATCAGGTTGTTTTTTTCTTTAACAAACTTGCTGACATCAACATTGTAGAGAGTGTTCCAGACATCCTCTGCTTTAAGAATATCGCTCACAATAATCTCCCTTCATCGTTGTCATAAACTGTTGGCCTTTGGCAGACAACTCCCCACTCCCCATCTAGGTCTATGCGAAACGCTTCCCAAGTCCAATCAAGTCCATGCCGTTTGCAGTATCTCTCTGCATTAGTCTTGAGAGAGCTAGGCCTTCTCTGTTTATCTGGGCTTTCGTCTGGAACAAATATTCCGCACCCTTCATCTATGTTTGCCCAAGGATATTTAGATGGTGATTTTTTCTGAGGCCTCTCAACCTCTTCAATGATTCTAAAGCTCATGTAAAACTCCTTTAGTTTTGTGAAAGAAATGGATCATGGGAATATCCCGATAGATCCGCTCGATAATGACCCTTGGGAATGCCATGCTCCATAAGCATTGCCTTCTCAATAAGGTTCACTATTTCTATGGGAGCAAGCTCATCAAAGTTTTTGAATGCCAGCTTGAAAAGCTCACCCTTTGTCCAAGTAAATACCACTTCGCCACTTATGAGAGCGGCTTGTAGCTGGGGTACTTTAATGATCGACCATACCCCAACCATCTTTTCGTAAATTGTTTTGTCAGTCCCTAGCACTTGTATTCTCCTTTTGGAATTGGCTGCACCACTGGTTGACTCGACACCAGTTCTGTACACATCTTGTTGATTCTCCCTTTCTCTCTTCTACGACAAGGTTTTGGTCTGAGTTACTTTGATAATCATCAGCCTCTTTCTTGCTAGAGAAAACTCTCAAAGCTCTTTTGTTTCCCTTCTTCTTGACAGCGTACTTGTCTTCCTTTTTCCACCGCTCCTCATCGCTACACAAAGGCAATGCGTCATCCATCAACTCTGCAAACTCTGCTTGCTGATGTATGTTTATTCGCTGTTCAATATATAAGTCTTGCTCTTGGTCAGACCAAAGCGGTATGTCCACGATATGTATTGGAGACAAGGGATATCCCTCATCCTCTTGTGCCTTTCTCCTTTGCCAATCCCTTAAGATCGCAATTATCTGTAGAGATTTAACAGGGACGTTCTTGCTATGCCTGACTAACCACGCATAAGCATTGAGCTGTTTGTGCCATTCCTCTTTATCAAATATGACCGACCAGACAGATGTAACCTTGTAGTCCTTTACACCAATTGAACCGTCTGCATTAACCTCTTGAAGATCAATAGCACCAGAGATGTTCCATCCTTCTATGTCTTGGAATAACCGTTCTTCTGTAATGAGGTTGTCGGCTTCGACGTTATCCTCAAACATGTTGTGAACAGCGGTTCCAAATCGACTCCATAAAAAGTCAACAACATCTTGCTCCATCTCGTCCTTATACCTGTGCTGAAGTATTCGGATGCGAGGGGAATCAATAAGCTGTGTTATCGAGTAGCTGCTGCTGCCTCTGCTATAGGTGTCTTTAGTGAGAGCATTGGAAACAAACTCAGGTAATTGGAATTGATTGGTGATCTTCATCTCTAAAGACCCTCAACCCTTCTACTGTTTTCTTGTTTTGCGGGAAGCCTTCCACCGAAACCGACTCCTTCCACATTAACACCCGAAAGTTTTTGATTGGGTATTTCTCTGCGTGTCTTCTGGCTGCTGCCCTGATAGCAAGTGCTTTCTTTTTCTGCTTCTTCTTGGAATCTATCGGCACGAAGAAGCTCTTGCCCTGCGGCATAGTCTGTATCGTTTCGATTATTTCCTTCTCCAAGTTCTCCCTTTCTGGCAGCTTGGGTATCGGCACATCGTCCAGTTTGAAAGTATCTTCTTGATTCATCGTCATAACATATAGCTCCACTGTCCTCCAAATGAAGGATATAATTAGTCATCTTACTCATTGATTGGATTCCACATTCCATTAGTTGTATTTGTATCATGTAATGCGTACTATGTAAACCATGTTTGAATTTGTAGTTAACGGAGAGCCAGCGAGTAAAGCCAATAGTAGGATGTTGGTTACGATAAAAGGCAGGCCTGCGTTCATCAAATCAAAGAAGGCTAGGGATTATCTCAAAGAGTTTAGCTCCCAATGCCCGACACTAGACCCGCTACTAGAAGGGGATTTATCAGTCACGATGACTATCTATTATAGAACGCGAAGACCAGACTTGGATGAGTCGGTTGTCTTAGATGCTATGCAGGGGAAAATATATGGCAATGATAGACAGGTTAAAGAGAAGCATATTTACCACGGCCTCGACAAAGAAAACCCCAGATGTGAAATCATGGTTTGTGAACAAGGCAGCAACGAGCAACCCTAAGCTCCAGAAGATTGCTTTAAAAATAATCACAGGGGTAATCATGGATATGGCAAGTTCCCGAAGCTCTGTTCGTTCAGATGTTTCCGCTTTTGTTAGCAGCAATGACCACATCTTTTTTTGTAACCAGCTTGGAATGGATCACAAAAAGCTAGGTCAATCTATAAGAAAGATCATGTTGGAAGTGGGAGTCAGGAAGAAGAAGGTAGCAAAAGATATTAGGAAAGAGATTGTACAGGAATATTCCAGTTTGGAATCTTCCTAAAATTTTTAAGGGTAAAACCAGACAGGAATATTCCTATAAGAAATATTATAACCATCAAACAAAAAGGAGTTCAAGCATGAATCAAGAAGACATTGATTACTTCATGTCTAGTATCTATGAAAATTGCAGGGTTAAATGCCCAGCATGTTCGAGTGAAAGGAAGAAGAAAAACGTACAGAGTTTAGGGGTTACGGTAGAGGGGAACAAAGTTCTTTATCAGTGTTTTCACTGTGGATTGAGCGGCAAATATACAAGAAAAGATACGGTGCAAAAGGCAACCGTGACAGCCATATCAGTTCCCAAGGAAAAGGATGAGACGTTGATAGATAAGTTTTTAAGTAACAGGGGAATCGATCCTCTGAGTGTAAAGAATTTTCAGGTTGTATCTGGTTTGAAATATTTCAACGGAGAAGGGGAGCTTGATGCAGTTGGTTTTGTTTACGGTGATAACGAGGCTATCAAGTGGCGAAGTGTTCAGGGTAAAAACTTTACTCAAGACGGTGCAGCCAGAACCTTTTGGGGGATAGATCAGGTAGAGGATGATGCCGAAACGATAGTGATAGTTGAGGGGGAGTGTGATGTGTTGGCTATGGCTTGCGCTGGTATAGGCAATGTGGTTTCAGTACCGAATGGCGCACCACAAAAAGTATCAGAGAGAAGGGTAGATCCAGACGAAGACAAGAAGTATGCCTACGTTTGGAACGCAAAAGAAAAGATACAGAACGCACAGAAAATCATCTTGGCAGTTGACCATGATGAAAGCGGCATGGCTTTGCGTGAAGAATTAGCCAGAAGATGCGGCAGGGCTAAGTGTTTTTCTGTAGATTTCCCTAAGAATCAGGATGCAAATGACATCCTTAAAAGCGAAGGGGCTGAAAGGCTAAGAGAAATAGTGTCTAAGGCGCAGCCTATGCCTCTTGAGGGGGTTTATTCTGCGAATGACTACTCCCAAGACCTTAATCATTTATACACTCAGGGGCTTTATGGCGGCGTTTCAACAGGTATAGCTTCAGTTGATTCACTTTTCACCATAGTTCCGGGACAGCTCAGTATTGTGACAGGACTTCCTGGGTCTGGTAAGTCAGAGTTCATTGATCAGTTGATGGTTAACCTTGCAAGAAGAGAGGGCTGGAAGTTTGCAGTGGCATCCTTTGAGAATCCTTGCGCGTTGCACATCGCCAAGCTGTCAGAGAAGTATATATCGAAACCATTCTTTGACGGGCCGACAGCAAGGATGAGCAAAGACGAAGCAGACCAAGCTCTTGAGTGGGTCAACGATCACTT